CCCGGCCGCGCACCACGCACACCCGCCCGCCCCACGTTCGCAGCGCCAGCCGGGACGGACCCGCGCCCCGCCCCCCTCGCGCGTCCGCGCTTCGGTGACCCACGGAGGTCTACATTTGGGGGATTTGGGGCGATGTGGGGCCCCGGGAGGCGCTTGTGAAGGATTTCACAAAGTACGCGACTCGTACCCTCTGACCTGCGGTTTCTCTCCGCGGGTTGCCCCATAAGTGTGTTCTAGGGAGGCTGCGAATAGACGAACCGGTTCCGGGTTTGGACTTGGGTCCACCCGTCACCGGCCCGTCCAAGAGCGCAGGTCGCAAACACCGACCTGCCCTTCAGTGGCAGGTGTCGAGTGGTGGCGCATCACCCACCCGTTCAGGTGGGGTATGCCCGCCCGTCGCTTTGGGCTTAGGCCACCCACCGAGACAAGTTAGGGGCAGATGGAGCCAACAGCCGAGCAGCGTAGCGAGTGGGGCCGCCAGGGGGCCGCTAAGACCGCAGAGGTCCGCAAGGCCAAGAAGGCCCTAACGGGCGCCGAGAGGGCGCTCCTTCGCCTGGAAGCCTCCACGGACGACCTCGTAGACTTGACCATCAAGGCGGCCAAGGGTGAGGAGCCCTTCGAGGAGCTGCCGCCGAAGGAACGGGCCGCGATGCTGAAGTTCGCGCTCGAGCAAGTCCTGGGGCGGCCAGGGGCGCGTAAGGCAGAGAACCCAACGGAGGACCCAGAAGTCGGAGAGGGTCTCCGTTTCGGAACCGCCGAGGTACCGAAGGAGGACGCATGAATAGCTGGTTGAGGAGCATCGGGGTGGCGCACGGCGAGCTGGCTGGGGTGGAGTTCTGTCAGGCCCTGGGCCGGCTCGAGGTGGAGGGCCGCTTCGAGGACATGGAGCGCATGGGGGCCCCCGACGAGATGGTCGAGGCCATCACCGGCTGGCTCGAGCGGGGGGTCGGCTCGTACGACGGCTACGACCTCGTTGGGGGCTGCCACGACTTCGTTGGGGGCTACGACGGCTACGACGTCTACTGAGGTGTACACCGTACTCGGAGGCGGTCGGAAGAGCCCTTTCCGCGCACGATGGTGCCGAGTAGACGGCCAACACCTCTGGGGGCAGAGTCGTGACGGGCGTACGGGTGGGGCCTTCGTGGTCTGCGCCCGGTGCGGGGTGCCGCAGTGAGGGACATCCTCCTCAACGCCGGCGCCCAGGAAGACTTCGTCCATAACGAGCACCGCAGCTCAGCCTTCATCGGGGGCCTGGGGAGCGGGAAGACCTTCGCCGGCATCGCGCGGGCCCTCCTCTTCGCGCAGCAGCCGCAGGTCGCCGGCAGCATCTACGGGGCCCGAGGCGTCATCGCCGCGGTCAACTTCCCGGTCCTGAAGCGCGTCATCCTTCCCCAGTTCTTCGAGATGATGGACGGGGCCGGGCTCTGGCGGAACGGGACCCAGGAGAACAGCTACATCAAGTCCGAGAAGATGGCCCTGCTCAAGAACGGGGCCGAAATCTACTTCGTCTCCCTGGACCAGCCCAACTGGATGCGTGGTGTCGAGCTGAGCTGGTTCTTCATCGACGAGGGACGCCACGTAGACGGCGAAGCCTGGAAGATTCTCTCCGGCCGCCTCAGGCAGAAGGGCTACCGCCTCGGCGGGTGGGTGTGCAGCACCCCGAACGGCTACGACTGGATGTGGCGGAACTTCCACCCCGACTCCAAGAAGCGCGTGCAGGACGCGACCTGGTACGGGTCCCCGACCACCCAGAACGTCGCGAACCTGCCCGAGAGCTATATCCCGGCGCTGATGGCCGAGTACGAGGGCCGCTTCCTGCGCCAGGAGGTCTACGGCGAGTTCGTCGGGGTCGTGGAGGGTGGCGTCTTCTTCGCCTTCGACCCAGCCCGGCACGTCAAGAGCCTCGAGTACGACGAGTCCCTGCCGCTCTACAGCTTCTGGGACTTCGGCCTCGGGGACGAGAACGTCGTGCTCTTCTGCCAGGTGACCTGGAAGGAGCGCATCGAGGGCGGCATCAAGTTCTACACCGCGACCCCCCACTTCATCGACGAGCTGGCCCAGGCCGAGCTGACGTCGCGGGAGTGGGCGATGAAGTTCAAGGACCACTGCCGACGGGCCTACGGGGGCCACGTGCCCGAGGTCAACATCGGGGACCCCGCGGGGCTCCAGCGGAACCAGGTCACCAAGACCAGCGTCATCGAGGACCTCGCGCAGCACGGTGTCAAGATTCGCCCGGCGCCCAAGAAGGCCCTGGACTACGCGTTCCGCATCATGAACAACCTCATGGAGGGGGACCGCTGGGAGGTGGACAGCGAGCGCTGCACGAACCTCGCAGGCGCCCTGGCCTCCTACAAGTGGCACATCAAGGACGGTGCCAGAATCGGCACCGTGCCAGTACACGACTGGACCTCCCACTACGCCGATGCCGCCCGTTACGGGGTACAGACCCTCCTCTCCCTGGGCGTGAAGCGCGTAGCCCAAGAGATGCCGGCGAAGTATGAGCCCACACAGTACGGGTACATCGACGAGCGCCTCCGCGCCGGCGCCAACGAGGATTTCGAGTGGCTCGGCCAAGGCAAGCCCGCAATCGACTGGACGCCGGCCATCCTGGGTCCTGTGAAGGAGAGCGCCTGATGGCGACTAACAGAGAGTACGACCCATGGACCGAGCGCGACGCTAGCCACGACAGAACCGCCAAACCTACGACGTACAACCCCAACTACTCGCCCCCGGCGAGTTCACCTACCCCGAAACCCTGCCCGACTTGCGGCAGGTGCCCAACTTGCGGCCGGGGTGGTCAGAGCTACCACTGGACAACGCACGTGATGGGACCGAGTCATGGCTGAGAGCACGGTCTACCGAAGCTACACCTCAGATGAGGCGAAGGCCAAGGCGTACAACCGCCGCTTCATGCAGGCGGACCGCAAGTTCGACGACTGGAAGGAAGACGCCGAGAAGGCGTGGCATCGGTACGAGAACCTCCCGACCGCATCCAAGACCACCGCGACGGGCCATCAGGTCAGTGTCACGCAGGGCACGGCCGTCATCGACGCCCTGTACAGCTCCCTCACCGCCGTGGACATCGACATCCTGGTGAACAACATCGCCGCCGGTACCCCGGAGCAGGCCGACCTCGCGACGGCCGCGCTCGCGAAGGAGTGGGAGCTGGCGCATGTCGTAGCCAGGGGCAACGAGGGCGTGAAAGACTCCCTAATCGCTAGCGTCGGAGCGATACGTGTGGACTACGAGTACGTGGAGACCACGAGCGAGGTCCCGCGCAAGGACGAGGATATCGAATCCGATATATCGGAGCTGCTGTCCGAGGCCGCCGCGGCCGGCGGGGATGGGCCGGACGCCGCCACCATCCTGAGTCTTGTGCCCGTGAGCGAGGCGGTCAAGAACGTCTTGCGTGACCGCATCGTCGTGGACTACGTCTCCTACGAGAACCTCCGATGGGACCCTACGGCCAAGCGCATCGCGGACATCCGCTGGATGTGCGAAATCGTCTATCTACCTCTACACGAGGTCAAGGAGAACCCGGCCTTTCGTCAATACGTAAAGCGTACCCGTGGGAACCTCCAGAAGCTGAAGGACCTGAAGCCCGACACCTACCTCGACTCGAAGTACCGTGGTGAGAGCACGCGGAAGCCCGAGGAGGAGGACGGCAAGGTCACCGTTCTTCGTTTCACCGACCTCGAGACGGGCACCGTATGCTTTCTCGTAAAGGGCCAGGACTGGCTCCTGAACGAGGTGGCCAACCCGTTCGCCCTGAACCTCGAGCTGGAGGACCGGAACCCCTACGTGATGCTGACGCTCCGCAAGAGCGGCCGGCGCGTGCGGGGTGTCTCCGAGTTCGACGTCATGCAGACCGCGCTCAAGGAGCGCGACGTCTACCGGAGCAAGCGCGCGACCTACGTCGAGCGCGCGGTGCCGAAGCTTATGGGACCCGAGGACGGGCTGACCGACGTGGGGAAGAAGGCCCTCGAGAGCCGCGAGTACATGAAGCTCGTGGAAATCGCGACCGGCCACACGAAGGACGAGTTCGACCCCCTTCAGCCCCCGAGCCTCCCCCTCGAGATGTTCGAGCTGGACGACCGCATCGAGCGGGAAATCAACGACGCCACGGGTGCGAATGAGATGGACCGCGGTCAGTTCCCAGACCGCAAGCGCACAGCGACCGAGACCTCCACGGTGGTCTCCAAGAGCGCGCAGCGCCAGTCCGAGAAGCGGAACGCCCTGGAAGCCTTCTGGGTTGCCATCGCGAACCGCATGCTCCAGCTCATGCAGATGTTCTACGACCAGGAGCGCATGGTGCGCTACGACTCCACGTTCAACGAGGTCGAGTGGACCTGGACGGCCGAGGACATCCAGATGGAGTACGCGCTGACCATCTCCCTGACACCCCGGGAGGAGCAGACGCGGCAGTCGCGCCTCGAGGAGGGCCTCGCCCTCCTGAACTACTTCGGCCCGTACGCCATGCCTGGCCCCGACGGCAAGGCTTCGGTCCAGCGTGACGGCCTGATGCAGGTCGTGGCACGCAAGTTCGGCCTGACGGCGGACGAGCGTCGCCTGATGTTCACGGACCCGGCTGAGCAGCAACAGCAGGAGCTGGCGGCCCAGCAGGCGGCCGCCGGCCAGGCGAGCGCCGCGCAGGGCCTGCCGCGGCCGGATATGACTACAGGCCCGCTAGGGCCGGAGGCGGTGGCAGCCGCTACGAACCAAGGCGCCATACCCCCGGAGGTCGCGGCCGCGGCCTTCGGGACCGCGCCTGGGTCCCCCGAGGCCGTTGAGCAGCTCAGCGAGAGCGCCGGCGTGAGGACGATGCAGTGACCGACGAGCCGGACGCGCCCGAAGACCTCGGCCTCACCCCTGAGGCCATCCGCAGGTACTATGACCTGCGGTAACGCGCGCCAGGTTGCCTAGTAAGTGTGTTCTAGGGAGGGGCATATCATGCCCTTACCCACCCACCCGAGGCCGGCTCTAACAACGTTAGAGTACGGTACAGCATGGAAGGGGCACTTTGAGCAAGATGCAGCAGCCTGACCTCTACGCGGGGGCGCTGAAGGAGGCGCTCCACAGCGATGAGGTCAACACAATCCTTGCTGGCACCACGGAAGAGGGCACAGCGGCTCCGGCCGCCGAGACCCCGGAAGTCGTGACCAGCGCAACCGCCGTAGACACGCCGGCGGAGGGTGACGAGGACGTCGCTCCGAACGACGAAGTGGCCGAGACCGAGGCCGAGACCGAAGAGGTCGAGGAACAGTCTGACGTGCCGCTCTCGTACTTCGGGATGGACCTATCCGAGTACACGCCAGAACAGCGGACCGAAATCATCGGTAGGCTGAGCGAGCAGAATCAGCTCATCAGCAAGCTCCAGCGTGAGCGCGTGGTCGAAGAGACCACGGTTGAAGAGCCTGAGGCGCCCGTCGCGCTTTCGGACGAGGACATCATCGCAGGCTTGGGCCTGGACGAGGATGACCCGTTCTTTGAGCACGACGCGAAGGTTGCCTTGCCGCTGGCCCGGAAGCTCCTAGAGCTTCAGGCTCAGGTTGAAGGCGTAGTGTCCGACCGGGACATCCAAGAGACGGACCGGTACTGGACAGGAACCCTGGACGCGCTCGAGAAGGCGAACGGGGAACTACCCATCGACCGACTGGCGGTCCTGGAGTTCGCGGCCGAGAACGGCCTCGCGGACCCACAGGACGCGTACTGGCGCATCGCAGGCCCAGCCCGGGCGCAGCTCGACAAAGAGCTGACGCGCAGGCGGGCAGAGGTGCGTGACGAAGCCAAGCGGAAGGTAGCTACCCCGGTACGCAGTGCAGGTGCCGGCAGCGCCGATGACGCCCCCGTCGAAGGCGAGGACGTCGGAACGGCTACCCGGAACGCCGCGACTGACATCGCGAAGCGTCTCGGACTCATCCCGTAGCACACGCAGGGGCCCGACGTTACACCCGAAGAGGTGAACGATGGCATCCCCCGTTGACCAGTTAGACGAACTCGTTGCGACGACGTTCGACAAGGTTCGCCCTGTCCTCGCAGACCAGGTGACTCGCGAGGTGGCCCTGACGGCCGCCCTCGACTCCAAGTCCCGCGTCTCCGAAGACGGTGGCCTGACCATCAGGCGCCCCGTGATGTTCGCTCTGAACGACACGGTCGGCTCGTACGACGGCTACGACCCCATCAACGTGACGCCCCAGGACGGATTCGGCTACGCCGAGTACGAGTGGAAGCAGTACGCGGGTGCGGTCACGATTGACGGCCGTACCAAGCTCCTGAACGCCGGCACGTCGCGCATCATCGACGTCCTGGCCTCCAAGTTCGAGCAGCTCCGCGTGTCGTTCGTTGAGAGTATCAACACGATGCTGTGGGGCGAAGGCACCGGCAACTCCTCGAAGGACTTCCTGGGCATCCAGGCCATCGTGGACAACACCGGCACCCTCGGCGGCATCGACCCCTCCACGGAGACGTGGTGGCAGTCCTTCGACCTCCCGAGCGTGGACCTCACCGACCTCGATGGCGTGCGCACGCTGAACAGCGTGCTC